AGAAAAGGAAAAATGGCGTGACCCGAGGAACTTCGGTGACCACCAATTTGGTTGATGACGAAGACTTGACGCCGACTTTTGCGATCCAAAATGGTGAGGCCGTGGCCAAAACCATGACGGTCGATTACATCTTCGTTGCGAAGGAGCGGTAATCATGGGCCAATTTAAACCGATGGTGAAGATGCAGACCACTGAACCCAGTGTTGAGCTTAAACTCAAGACTGGTGGGTCCGCAACCCACAAGCGTGCGCAGAAGGAGGGAGCCCCTGTTCGTAAAATGGATGGTGGGGTTATGGGTGCTCTGGCTGGCCGCAGCCCGATTACGCCGCCTATGGGCAACCCCGCTGCTGCTCGTGCTATGGCTGCGAAAAAGATGATGCGTCGGCCCCCTGCAATGCCTCCTGCGCCTCCGATGCAGGCTATGCCTCCCATGAAAAAGGGTGGAGAGGTGGAAACCCCGGCTATGCATAAAGCCGAGATGGGTGCCATCAAGAAGGTGGGCAAAAAGCTGTCCATGCACGAGGGTATGCCCGCATCCAAGGCCCACAAAGGCCTCAAGACCGGCGGTGTGATGAAGTCCACTAAGCCTGCCGAGTACAAGACCGGTGGTGTGGTGAATGGTCAAGCCGGGTTCAAGTCTGGTGGTATCATCAAGACAATGAATCGCAAAACCACGAAAGTGGTTGAAGCTCGACCCGACACCAATTCAGCTCCTACCGGCGATGTGAAACTTGGTAACGCTGGCGGCTACAAGAAGGGTGGTGCTGCAAAAAAGCATTTTGCTACGGGGGGCGCAGTTAACAACTCCGGCCATGCCGTAGCAATGCCAAAGAAAGCTCCGTCTAAACCTGTGGCGATTAGCCAGTTATCCGGCACGTTCAAACGTGGCGGCAGAGTTAAAAACGAAGCGTGTTGACAGTGGGGGCTTCGGCCCCCGCTTTCCTTGATTTTGGAGAGCCACATGGCAACCGTAATTTCATCTATTTCGCGTCAAGGCGCATATGAACCGTTCGAGTTGCAGGTCTCTCGCGGTCAAATTCAAGGCCACAGCACGGTCATCGTGTTTGGTTACAACCCAGATGTGGACACATCCGAGGAGTCCGTATGGCCTGCTGGCGGCACAGTCCCTCACCCAACATCTGCATCAGTTTTGAAAATTAGTTCATCCAGCGCCGACGACGCGTCGGCTGGCACTGGTGCGCGAACAGTTTTTATTGAAGGCTTGGATGGCAATTTTAATGTGGTCAGCGAGACCGTAACATTAAATGGTCAAACAGCGGTCAACACAACAAACTCGTACCTGTATGTGAACAGTTTCTATGTCGCTACAGTTGGCTCTGGTGGCGCAAACGCAGGCAACATTAATGCAGGAACTGGCACGGTGACAGCAGGCGTTCCAGCCGTGCTGTACGACATTATTTCGACTGGCTACAACAACCGTACCACTGGTCACTACTGCGTTCCAGCAGGCTACACAGGCTACATGAGTGAAGGTATTTTGTCTGCTGGGCAAGCCTCTGGTTCTACTTCCGTTACTGGCCTTTTGCGGCAACATGGCCCCGACAACATTTTGCGTGTTGGCGCAGTTGCTACTGTGAACAACAGCGCCGCTGTGTTTATGTTTGAGCAACCTTACATAATTCCAGAAAAGAATTGTGTTGGCGCAACTGCGATTGGTGCTTCGGCAAACAACGCAGTAAGTTCGTACTTTAACATTATTTTGATTAAAGACGGCCCTTAATATGCCTGCGAAGTCGAAAGCTCAGTTCCGCCTGATGAAAGCGGCAGAGAACGACCCTAAGTTCAGCAGGAAGGTAGGCATCAAGCAGGACGTCGCCGCCGAATACACCTCTTCTAATAGGGGCAAGAAGGCCTACGGGAGCCTTCCGGAGCGCATGAAGAGTGGTGGTGTGGCCCTAAGTATCGGCAGGGGTGAGAAGATGCCCGTGGAACGCGGTGCGGGTTTGACAGCCAAGGGTCGTGCGAAGTATAATAAAGAGACCGGATCTAAATTGAAGGCTCCACAGCCTCAAGGCGGAGCACGACGAGATTCCTTTTGCGCCAGAATGGGTGCAGTTGCAGAAAAAAGTGAAAAAGGCAGTCGTTCTCGTGCTTCCATGAAACGTTGGAATTGCCCCGGATGGTGAGGACAAAATGGCTTATTCTGGGACAGTAGGTACCACCGTTATTCCCGTACAGACCTTGATCGATCACGGGGCGCGTCGATGTGGGAAGCTGGCCGAGGAACTAACGTCGGAACAGCTTTTGAGCGCGAAGGAATCTCTGTTCTTTCTCCTTAGCAACCTCATCAATATTGGTATTCAGTATTGGGCGATTGACAAAAAAGTGTTCGGGCTGCAAGCCGACAATTACGTATACAAGCTGCCCTTAGGATCGAACGACGTTCTCCAGGCCTTGTATCGTAGGATGAATCGCCCTACTCCGAACAGCACTGGCGGTTATGCCAGTAGTGCGGGCGGTATCGTGGCTAACGCTTTCGATTCGAACACCGACACGATTTGCACTCAGACAAGCACGAATGGAAACATCGCCGTAGATTACGGCACCAACAATCCGGTTTATGTAGGCTCGATTGGTGTCTTACCTGGAGTATCGGGTAATTTCAATGTCGTTTTTGAGTACTCAGCCGATGGGATCACTTGGAGCACCTTACTCGCGCCTGGAGCCACGGCTTGGGTGAATAACGAGTGGCTTTGGTACGATATTGAGGCTGGTCAGACGGTGCAATTTTACCGAATTCGCGAGGCAGGTGGCAACACGCTGTCACTACGCGAACTTTATTTCGGTAACAATTCTACCGAAATCACGATGGCTCGTCTTAACCGAGACGATTACACGAACCTGCCTAACAAGAATTTTACAGCGAACCAGCCATTTCAGTATTGGTTCAATAGGACTATTCCCCAGCCCGAGATTTATTTGTGGCCGGTGCCGTCTGACCCGTTCGTTCAAATGACTGTCTGGTATTCGCGCCAAATCATGGATGTCGGCGATTTGTACGGAGAATTGGAGATCCCCCAACGTTGGTTCCTGGCTATACAATGCATGCTGGCCCATCAGATGTCTCAGGAACTCCCCAGTGTGGATCTGGCCCGGATCAAATATCTCGAAGAGCAAGCTGAAAAATACCTTGTTCTTGCCGAGGTCGAGGAAAGAGACAAATCGCCGATCTATTTTGCACCTAATATCAGCGTGTACACGAGGTAAACTATGCCGATTTTCCTCGACACTTTGGGTTATTCGGACATCGCGATTGCGGTGTGCGACAGATGCAAAATGAAAAGACCTCACGCCGTGATGAGGTCGGACCCCAATTTTCCTGGCCTTCAAGTGTGCGATCAAGGGTGTGCCGATCAATTCGACCCCTATCGTTTGGCGGCTCGCAAGACGGAAAGAATCAATATTCGATTTCCGAGACCTGATGTCTCAGTCGCTTTAGATCCCAACAATTTGACTGCCGGTGAGCCTTACGGCGGGGCGGTTCTCTCTCCGGAGCAGAACACGAATATCCCGCAGAATGACGGTAATCTAGACGGTCTAGAAATCCAGCCGTGATATGCCGAACGTAACAATCACCCAATTACCTGCGGCTGGCCCGATTACCGGAACAGAGTCGGTACCGATCGTTCAAAACGGTCAAACGGTTCGTACTACGACTTCTGCTATTGCTAGCGCTCCTAATCAGCAGCAGACTTTCCTTACTCTGGTACAAGAACCTACGTTGCCTAACAGTCGGTATTTGTCTACGGGTGTCGGTCTTGGTCTAGTTGATGGTGGCCCGCAAGCGTTTTATAGAATCACGCTTAATGGCGCGGCGGGCTCATTGGAGCTTGCCGGCACCGGTATTATTGCCAAGACATCTGCCAGCGCGGTTACAAGCCGCAGTATTGCTGTCACCGGTGCAGGTTTGGCCATCTCCAATGGCGACGGTGCTGCAGGAAATCCCACGATCTCACTTGCTGGGCTGGCTGCAGCTATGGCAAATGTTGGTGGGACTGGGCTGCTGGCCTTTCAAAATGGATCAACTGCGGGCGGT